GCTGCAAGTGCGTAAGGTAAAAATTGTAGCATTATATAAATTCTCCTTTTAGATCTAAAGTCTCTAATATTACCATTTTACTTAGCTGATATCAACTCATCATGAAACTTGCCTTGATATTGATGCTCTCCTACGTGCACTATTGCATCGTTAATATAGGCATAACATTTACCACCCATATCTCTCCAAAGTTTGCAAAACGCAAAATCTTCTCCATTATAAGTCTTTTCTTTCGGGTCATGTAAAGTATCAAAAAAATTCCACATATTAGGTTTGTTAACATATTTACCGTTAATAACTGTCTTTTGTACTATTTCTTTATCAGGATATTTTTCTATCATTTTTTCTATGACTTCTCTTTTAATTAACATACATCCAGTTGGTGAATCAGTGACTTCCATAACACCTTTGTCAACTTTAATATTATTAGGATCAGGAACTTTCATAGGATAAGTATGCAAAGCTCTTCTTATATCATCAGGTGATTTTATTTTACCCTCCTGCATTTTTGTAAAAGCTTTTTCCCACATTAAAGTTTTTAAGGGATATGGAACAGATATAATATGCTTATCAGCTTTTAACATAGCGAATATAGATTTACCTTGAAAGTAAATATCAGAATCAATAAATAATAAATGTGTAGCTTTAGACTCTAATAAACCTGCTACTGATAGGTTTCTTCCTTGAGTTACTAAAGAAGATTTTATAAGATGAAAAGAAACTTTTAGTTTTTTTTGAAAACATTCTTGTTGAAACTCAATTAAAGCTTGCGTGTAATGTATTGATACTTCACTATGCACAGGAGTCGCAACAAATATTTCGACATCTTTAAACTGATCTTTATTTTCTTTCCATAAAGGTTCGACTGCTTTTTCATAATCAGATTGTGTTTCTATATTTACCTCTTGTAATGTTTGATAAGTATCTTCATTTATATATTTATTGCTTGACACGTAATGCTCCTTTCAAAAAGTTTTCCCATTCCAGGCCTTTTTTCTCCCAACTATAAAATTTTTTATAGTATTTTTGTTGCTCATCTAAATGGTTTTGTATTGTATCTGTGTGTAAATATTCTGCACAGCTGTCTATTGCACTAGCAAAAGATTGACCTAACAATTCAAAATTTTTGCTATAATTTATGTATACAGGCCATTCAGCACATGTTTCAGGTAATGCACCAAAGTTTGTTGTTATCACATGTAAACCTGCAGCAAGTGCTTCTAATGCTGAGGCACAAAAAGTCTCTTCAAATATACATGGGTAAACAAACAAATCATAATCTGTCATATGTTCTAAAATATATTCATTTGGTTTGTATCCTATATAATTTACATTTGGTAACTGTTTAGCTTGATCAAACAATCCCTCTGTATCTTTGTTTGCTTTATCAGCAAACTCTTTTCCATAAACTTCATTAGAACTATATACATCTAAAGTTACATTTTTATTTTGAACATATTGCATCGCAAGTAATAGAACATTCAGACCTCTCCAAGGAGTGCAATGGTGTATTATTCTGACTGGTTCACCTTGTTTGTATATTTTTCTTTTAGGAAAATGATGTGCACCATTTTTAATCACTATAGATTTATCTTCAGGTATTTGAAAAAAGTATCTAAACTTTTCAAATGTCCAATGAGAATTAAAAACATACCAATCATATTCATGATGTCTGTCTTTATTTCTAAAAAAATTTTGTAGATTTGGTTGATCCCAAGAATTTTTTTGCCAGAGAATATTTATCTTACTTGGATCTAATGGCACTTTTCCTGGAATAGATGTGCATATTTGAAAATTATTTAATAATTCTTTTGGTACGTATTTTTCTAGCAACTCATGCTGTAACTCTGTTGCGCCTCTAGGTTCCATTATTTTTTGGTTTTGGCACCAATGTTTCCAGCTCTAGTAACTTTTATTTCAAGGTCTTGTCTAAAATCATCTTGAGTAGTATCAGTGTTAGGATCAGCAACATCAGCATCAAAATGAGCTTTGCTTTCATACACCTTACCTGTTCTTTTATGTTTGATGATCTCAATCGCTTCTGCGGGTATTTTCGGTAAATCACTCATTGTTTACGTCCTTGTCTATTATATTTTTTATTATGTTGCAACTTCTTTTTTTTATTTACATTTTTTGTGTGTCTCCGTGGCCTTTTTCTAGGTTTAGGTCTTGGTACAAAATGTGTAAATTTTTGTTTAGCCATTCTCCTGGGATCTATCTAATAAAGCGTATGAAATAATACCTTGTATTTCATCTGCAGTTCCTGCTGTCATTTTTAAAACATCACTAGCTTCAAGAACAAGTGTATGATTAATTATATCTTTGGTTGCAGAGCCTGTTACAGATTCATTAAAAATTCTAAAAGTTGCAGTTGCTGAAGTATCGGTGACTTGAACATTTAAATTAACAGCACCACTAGAACCATTGTTTATTTGAATTTGTTTTATCAATACAGTTGCATCTGAAGGTGCAGTAAAAACACTTATAGTGCCTGTAGAGTTTAAATTGATTCCTTGATTTTTGTATCTAATTGTCATGATATAAACCAGGTAAATGTATCTTGTTCATTTTTTAATTCTTGTTGATAAGAAGTATTTAACTTATCTTGCATCGTTCGTAAAGACTGATTTACTTGTCTTTGGTTTTCTTCTGTATAGACAGGAGTTGGTTCAGGAATTACTATATCTACTCTTGCCATTATTAATACCCACTATGCAAGCCACCTATACCTGACGTTTGTCTTGATTGTCTAGGGGAAGAAGTTTTGCTTGCTTTCGGAGCAGAAGGTGTTTGACCTCTATTTCTATCTCCTCCATCATCATATTTACCTGTGGCTGTTCTTAGATCTAATTGTTTTTGAATTGCTTTTGCTTCTCTCATATTTTGTAATGCAGCTCTGTTTCTGGCGTCTATGCCTCCGTATTTTTGTGCATCAAAATAATCTACTAAAGAAGTTGCTCTCGCAAAATCAGATTGTCTTAATCTTCTATTCAAACCAGCTAATCCTTGTCCTCCTCTTAATATTAAACCTGCCCCAGGTATTGCTGCAGATATTGCAAGTTGAAATAATTGAGCTAATCCTGATTTTTTTGGTGGTCTTGAAAAATCTTGTTTATCAGTAAACCCTTGAAAATTATCAATGCTAGTCCCATAATCCATATCTTGTTGAAGTATAGGAGATATACCAGTGTTATCAATTAAAGGTTGTGCATTTATATTTGATTCTGTTGGAATAGTTCCAGTAGCACCCATGTCAACATTTAATGAACCTTGTTGATCATTTGGAAAAAATTCTGGTTGAGGATTTCTAATATCTAAAAAAGGTTGATTACGATTTATATCTTGTCTAAGTGTAATTGGATTTCTTAAATTAGAATAATCTAACCCTATTAAGTCATTTACAGTTAACATTATCCCCTCATTCCATCTAGTTGAACATCTGCTCTAAAAGTTCCAAAACGCCAATTTTGTTCTGTTCCTGTATTAGCAATTTTTAAACTTGCAAATCTGGCTCTAGCTCTAGTATCTACTTTTTGTGTTGATCCGGTGACCGTGAATGGACCTAAGGGAGAAGATACTTCTGTATCAGTTGGAAAATCTCTTAACAAAATAGTGACCTGTGCATTTCCTTGTATGGTTTTAAAATCAGGTACAAATCTTCTCATACTCATAAAAAACTCACCATTTGTTCCTTCAGGGTTTAAACTGAAATCTCCAGATTCTATAAACGCTGGTATGGCAGTTTTGTTACCAGCTGTATCTACTTCATCCACTCCTTTTTCATGCTCAAAATATTTTGTTGATCCATTAATATTAGTAACGCCTTGAACTGTTGGAAAAGTACCAACACCTGTTGAAGTAAATTCTGTAGCATACGGATTTTCAAATAAATTTGCATCAACCCAAGTAGTTCTTGATAAAGACCCTGTTACCCAAGTTCTATCTTGATAATTATAACATACGTATCTATCGTTAAAATCAGATGTTGCTTGTGGATAGTACCAACAGATTTCTTCATACAAATGATTAAGTCCTACGTAAACAGATTCTCCAGCTGAATAATTTATTCCTAAATTATTACCATTTTTTGTTGTAAAAACAAAATCTTCTACAGCACAAGGTAATGATTTAACAGTACCATCATATACAAAAAAACCACCAGATTCACCCATCCAATATACTATACCATTGACATATTTAAGTGCATGTTGCCCAATACATCCACAATTAGAACCAACTTGTCGTATCGAGAATGTAAATGGTGGTCCTACAAATTGCATCACATAAGCAGCGTTATCTGTTACGATAAAAGTATAGTCTTTTCCTTTTACAGCACCTACAATCTTAGTTCCTGAGTCTAGTCTAAAAGTACCCGCTGTATTAACTGATGTTGGTGTATAGTCGCTAATATTTTCTTGATCTGAAAATCTTATAAATAATTTGTCCTGTGTTGCTTGATCTCCAATTGTTGTTTCAGTTCCTAACATTATCAAATGCCTATCTCTATCAGACACTAAAGACATAACTGATGCAGTTGGTGCGTTTGATATTACTGTTGCTCTTGTGTTTAAAGCATTAGGATTAGAATTTATTGGGTTCCAAGAAAAAGACTGACCATTTTTAATTGTTGCAATAAGTTGTTCTCCAAAATTATCTAATGACCACGATGCAGGATCAACTGTTAATGTTTGAGACAATGATTCAATACCCCATCCTGTAAATACTTCAACACCTGCACCACTTGAATGCGCGGATCTTGTTCCTGCTGCAGCTCTTGTTATACCTGTAAGGTCGTTAGATGAAATTCCTGTGTATGAAATAAACTCTGCTCCAACTTTTATTGTCCCTGTACTTGGAAATCCTGAAGTAGATGCGAGTGTGATGGATGTTCCTACTCCTCCTGTCCCAGCAGTATCATCTAATAGTGCTCCATTCAATGTGCTAAATACTTGTTGACCACCACCCCAAAGTCCTGTGCCCCAACCAAACCCAAATGTTGAACCTAAAGCTCCTGGTTTGATATATGGAGTAACTGTGGCTGAACCTGATCCGTTGACCGTTGTCCCTGCTGCGCTTGCCATGGTAATAGTAAATTCATCACTTCCAGGAACAGTTACAACCTGAAAGGTATTAGTTTCAAAATCAGATGCAACATATCCTGCACCAGTTGGTGGTGTTACAGATGAAAAAACAAATAAATCTCCTGGCTCTAATCCGTGTGCAGCTTTGTTAACAGTTACGGTTGCTGATGTATTAACAGTATCAAATGTACACCCCGTGAGAGCAGTGCCTAAAGGAGTGATATCAAAAAAAGCTCCCTCATAATAAACTACTAATATTTTATTAGTGCCAATCGCTGCATATTTTCTTCCGTCTAAATCAGCCCATATAAATTGTTCTCTAGCAGCTCCTATCAGAGTGTTTGCTAAAATTTGTTCCCATCCTCCTATTTTTTCAGGAAGCCCATACCTAAACCTAACAAAATCACCATCAGTCCACTGACCTTGTGCGCCTGTTTGAGTGACTTGTTTATTAAATCCTGGGGCTATATCTACTTTTGTTAATGGCATGCAATATTATAACATAATGAGTTTATATTTTGTAGACTAGGTTTAAAACCATTCTGTAATCCATATCTGTAGAAGTTGCTTCGAAATGAGATGTATTTGTAGGAAATATTAATAGTCTATTTTGTACAGATTCAACTTTATCACCACCTACAATTTTCGTGTATCCATTGTTATTATTTAAATATAACTTAGCTGTTTCACTAGGTTCATTTAAA